CAGATTGAGCGTGCAACCCATTCAAAATCAGGCGGCGTAGTCAAAGACTAACCGCACATTAGGAGAATAGCCCAATGGCTAACGTACTCACAGACCTTGCAGCCGACATCTACCGCGCAGCCGACATCGTTGGCCGTGAATTGGTTGGCGTCATTCCATCCGTAACAATCAACGCAGGTTCCGAAGGCGCAGCTTTCGGTGATACCGTTCGCGCCGCTGTCACAGCACAGCCAACGCTGAACGAAACCTACACCCCTGCAATGACCATTCCTGAAGGCGACGACCAGACAGTCGCGAACAAGACGATGACCATTGACAAGGTTGCCAACGTGCAAATCCCGTACACTGGCGAAGACATCAAGCACCTCAACAACGGCGCTGGATACGAGACTGTTTATGGCGACCAAATCGCCCAAGCATTCCGCACTATTACAAACAAAATCGAAACCCACGTGGCTTTGACTCTTTCTCAGGGTGCATCGCGCGCCATTGGTACGGCTGGCACTACGCCTTTCGGCTCCAACTTCAATGAGGTTGCCGAAGTTCGCCAAATCCTCATTGACAACGGGATGCCACTTGACGGCCAAGCAACTATTGCGATGAACTCTGCGGCTGGCGTTAAGCTGCGCAACCTTGCGCAACTGCAAAAGGTAAGCGAAGCAGGCGGAGATGACTTGTTGCGCCGTGGCGAATTGCTCAACCTTCAAGGGCTTATGCTCAAAGAGTCCGCTGGAATTGCCCAGCACGTCAAAGGCACGGCAGTAAGCGGGCTTGTAAACGGCGCTCTTGCAGTCGGTGCGACCGCTGTTGTGTTTGATGGGGCAACGGCTGGCTCAACAGGATACAAGGCTGGCGATGTCATCACGTTTGCGGCTGACACTGCAAACAAATACGTCGTTGAGACGGGCGTTGTCGGAACTTCTGGCACCATCACTATTGCCGCACCTGGCTTGCGCGTTGCCATTCCCGACAACAACGCAATCACTGTCTTGAATGATTACGCCGGAAACGTCGCATTTCACCGCGCCGCTTGCGAATTGGTAATTCGTCCGCCTGCCATGCCTTTGGGCGGCGACGCTGCAATTGACCGCCTTACCGTGCAAGACCCGTTCTCTGGCGTCGTGTACGAAATCGCAGTCTACAACGGCTACGGCAAAAAGATGTTTGACATCACAACCTTCTACGCTGCCAAAGTTTGGAAGCCTGATTTCGTGGCATCATTGCTCGGCTAAATTTAGCAGGGGGGCGGACTTAGGTTCGCCCCCTCACTAAGTTTAGAGGGTTTGCACAATGGCACTAGATACCACAATCGGCGGCACGGCCTCGGACAGCTACGGCACGCTTGCGTTTTATACAACGTATGCGCTGGCAATGGGCTTTACGCTTTCAGGCACCGACGCCGCAAACGAAATCAATTTGCGCAAGGCCGCAATCTACCTTGATCGCAAATACTCATTCATCGGGATGCAGCAATATCAATACCAAGCCCTTTCATGGCCTCGCCTTGTCAACGACTTGGTTGACGATTGGCCGATCAATCCCGACACGATCCCGCTTGATATTATTCACGCGCAGTTTGAGGTGGCCTACATCTTGCAGGGCGGTCTTGATCCATTCGCAACAATCGAAACGAACGTCACAAGCGACACCATCAAGGTCGGCCCAATTACACTGGAAGCCGAGACGCTGCCTACATCCACCCCGCGCATTGTTGCGGTTGAAGGGCTGCTGCGCGGCTACATTCGCGGCGGCGTTGGTATGGCAAACATGGTGCGCGGCTAATGGCAACCGTTCGCAGCCGTGTCACAGGGGCCTTTGACAAACTGGCCGCACAACAGCCCGACGTAATCCAGACCGGCACCATTCAACAGCCGACACCAACGGCAAGCGGCGGCGGTCCATCCGATCCTACGGGCGGCACGGCAGGCACAGCACCCGCGCCCGTATCTGTGCGCATGGCGGTGTTTGAGGTTGCAGATCGACGCATTGACGGCACCAACATACAAGCGGGCGACTATCAGGTAATAGTTGAACCCACATCAATTGAAATAACTCTTGACGACCTAATCGCCTGCGACCGTGGCACTCTAACCGTTGCCATGCTTGGCCGCGTTGCGCCTGGTGGCGTGACGGCGCTTAACGATCTGGTTTGTCGTGGGTAGCTTTGAGGACCAGATCAGGGCTTGGCAGGTCAAGACCGAACGCAAGATGACACAGGTAGGCCGCAAGGTCGCCTTGGAATTGTTTAGGCGCGTTATTTACAAAACGCCCGTTGATAAGGGGCCAGCGCGCGCAAGTTGGCAGGTTACAATTGGCACGCCCGCGACGGGAACGGTTGAACTTAGCGACAAGGACGGCAGTGCAACAATGTCTAGGGCCGTTGCCGCGTCGGCAGGATTCAAGGCTGGCGACACGATCTATCTGACCAGCAACCTGCCCTACATTATGAAGCTGGAAGAAGGCGGCTATCCAGACGGGCCAAAGACTGTTGGCGGGTTCTCTCGGCAAGCCCCTGCGGGAATGGTGGGCCTTACGGTTCAAGAGTTTGCGCAAGTCGTCAATCAAATAAGCGTAGAGGTTAGCCGCACATGAGCGACGTAGACAGCGACATCACGCAAGCCCTAAACGCTCGCGCCGAGGTAATGATTGCGGCGCTTGGATACACTGCAATCTGGCCGCGTAAGGGCGGCGACAAGCCAGCGGGTGAACACCTCACTATCCAGCACCTACGCAACGACGACGTGCCTTTGGGCCTGTCAGATCAGGTTTACACGCGGCAAGGCTTTTTGATTGTGACGCTGGTTTCACCGCTGGACGTTTACGACATTGTGACCCGCAAGCAAGCGGGCGCAATCGGTGCCTACTTTCTGCGCGCCCAACGATTCACCGCCAACGGCACCGAAGTCACAATCGTTGGCACAACCATTCGCAGCGGGCGGCAAGAAGGCCAGCGATGGGAAACACCAATCTATATCAGTTATCGGAGCATAACATGAGCAAGAAACAAACCTACCCGATCCGCATTGACGAAAAGATGACGGACCTGCCTGCGGAGGCACCAAAGCCACGCAAAGCAGAAAATGTTTACCTCACAAACAAGGCGGGCGCGTTTGCAAATCCCCTCGCCAAAGACTTTGACGCTTGGGCCGCAATCGGCTGGTACAAGGTTTAGAAATACCCCCGCACGCGGGTGCCAATAACGGCAGAGCGGCGACCCCTCAAATAACAACCCCCCACGAGGGGTCCATATCGCTTGAAAGGATACTAAGCAAATGACTACAGCAAATCAAATTGGCCTTACGCTCTACGGAGTAGCAGGCGCTCCTGCAACGAACAACACAGCAGGTTTCGAAGCCTTGACCTTTGTGCAACTCAAAGGCACGCAAATGTTGCCTTCTTTTGGAGTGACACACGCAAACATTGACGTGTCAGACCTTGGAACTGGCTTCACGTCTGGCGTTAAGGGAGCAGCAACGGGTAACGACTCAACCTTCACTTTCCACGGCACTGGTGCGGACACAGGCATTGCAACAGCAATCGTTGCGGCTAATGCTCAGGCTGGCCTTTACTCCCTAAAGATTGTTCGCGGTTCTGGCACTGACACTGGTGACGGACCTGCGCCTGTCGCTGGCGACGTTGTTTCCTATGCGACTGGCTACCTGCACACGCATGCCCTTAACGAAAAGGACGACTCGTCTTTTGAGGGTGCAACGATCAGCTTTAAGCAGAATGACTTTACTGTCGATGACGTAGAGCCAGCCTAATCCGCCCAGGCGGACGGGGGCGCGGTGGGGTTGGTTCGCCTGCTGCGCCCTCAACTTTGAACCAGGACCAAAGGAACAGACTATGGATTTTTCTAAATTTGACAGCCGCGCAATCGCGGAAGCCGGATCGCCTATGCAGATTCTCGACGTGTGGACAAACGAGCCGATGATGGACGGCGACAAGCCGTGTCGGGTCATTCTGCGCGGTACGGCATCGGCATCTATGCAAGCCAAAATGCGAGCCGCACAAAAGGCCGCGATGATGTCCAAGAAGTCAAAGGGTAAAGACGCTGAAGACGACGCCCGCGTGATGGAGGACGTCCATAACCAGATGGTTGAGGCTGCGGCCCCATTCATCATGGGCTTTGAAAACGTCAACAAAGGCGACAAGCCCGCAACGGTTGCAGATGCGGCTTGGTTTCTTGGCCTGTCATTCCCAGACATGGGCGTCAAAGAAGACGACGATGGCAACCCCGTTTTGAACAAAGACGGTGAGGCCACCTACGAAATGAAAAACAACCCGTTTTCAAAGCAATGCAGCGAGTTTGCATCTAAGCAGGCTAACCGCTTGGGAAACGGCAAAAGCGGTTAATTCTCGCCGCGCAACAAGCTGGATGGCTTAACGCTATCATTGAAATGAAAGGTGACACATCTAAGCGGCCAAAAGAAAGCCGGTTGATGCGCCATCACGCAAGCCAAACGCCCGCGCCCTTTGTTGAATTGGACGCGGGCGGGTACTTGCTAGAAATCTTGATGGAAGCTGGGCCGGTTAAGTCACAGCCAATGGGCGGCGTCGCTGCGCTAAGTTGGGGCGACCTGCGCGATTACGATCACTTTTTAGCTGGTGGAGTTGAGCAATGGGAAGCCAGGCTCTTGATCCAAATGTCGGGGGCTTTTGTCACTGGCATGAATGAAGGCGCAAGCCCGTTTTCAATACCACCAGCCGACCGCGAGTCTGCAAAATCAATACTATAAAACCGGCCTGCCTTAACGGGCGGGCCGTAACCAGTTCAGGGATATAAATATGGCCGACTTTGCAAACCTTGTTCTTGGCGTTGACACATCCGGCCTAAAGCGTGGCGAACGCGCCTTGAATGATACGACGCGGGCGGGTGGGCGCACTGAGCAGGCCGTTAAAGGCACGGGTCGCGGGTTTGACAAGGCGGGGCGCAGCGCGTCAACAGCAACCCCCAAGGTGGCTGCGTTTGGCGCGGCAACAGACAGAACGCGCGGCATGGCCGTTGCCGCCACGCGCGCCCTTACCGGCATGGTCGTCGGCCTTGGCGCGGTAATTGCGGCGGGTGCAGGTCTAAGCAAATTTATCAGCGCAACAGTTGAGGCGGACGCGTCGCAAGCACAACTTGCCGCAACAATCCTCTCAACAGGCAGTGCGGCAAACAAAACTATTGAACAATTAAATCAACACGCTTCGGCGTTGCAGGGCCTTACTAATTTTGGCGACGAAGCAACAAATGCAATGCAGGGATTGCTTTTAACATTTACACAAATTCAAGGCGGCACTTTTGACCGTGCTACAGTCGCGGTGCTTGATGTTGCGACCGCGATGGGAACGGACCTAAACGCGGCGGCGCTGCAAGTAGGTAAAGCGCTAAATGACCCTGTATTGGGTATGACTGCGCTGTCACGTTCAGGCATTCAATTTACGCAAGCGCAAAAAGACGTCGTAAAGGCTATGGTCGCCACCAACGACATCGCAGGCGCTCAAAATCTAATCCTGAACGAACTAGAAACGCAGTTTGGCGGATCGGCAACGGCGGCGCGTGATACTTTAGGCGGAGCTTTAACCTCTTTAGGCAACGCTTTCGGTGACTTGTTTGAAATTTCGGGCGAAGGCTCGAAAGCATTAAGAGACGCAATTGAAAGCCTTATAGTAACGATTTCAAGCCCTGACTTTATCGCGGCCATTCAAGGAATTGGTGTGGCGCTCTTTGGCATGGCAGAAGCATTGATGAAAGTTTTGGGCTTCTTGTCTCGCTTGACAACAGGAATAGCAAACACAATTAGCGTTTTGTCGTCTGGCGTTGGCGGTTTGCTTGGATTTTCTAGCGCGACAGGTCAAGTCGCGTTGGCATCTGAGCAGGCCGCGCTGGCGATTGCAGAGGAAGTCAAGCAAGCCGACCTTCTTTTAGGGGGATTGGTTGAGGGACGCGAGTATTCAATTGATTATATCGGCGTAAAGCTGGCGCAGGCACAAGCGCACTTGGCCGTTGCCGATTCCGCACGTCAGGAAAACATTGAGATTGCCAAAGGGTCTGCGGAATATCTGCGCTTGCAGGGAATTATTGACGGCGCAAGGGCTGCAAGAGCGTTGTTTTTGCAGCAATCTGCGGATGGCGTTGCTAATGCGGAAGTATTTTATGGAATTGCAAACGATACTTTGCAAACAACAATCGCTTCCCAAGAGGCGCTACTTGACGGGCTACAAGAAACAACCCCAGAGTACAAGGCGATCCAAGCCGAGATTGATTACATCAACAGATTGTTAGACGATGCCGTTGACGGCGTATTCATATTTGATGGGGGTCTACGCAATGCGACTGTAACTGCGTCTGGTCTCGCTGCTGAGCTTGCGGCATCCGCTGCACTTATGGCAAGAATGGCCGCACTTGGGCCGCAACAATCAAGCGCGGGGCGTGGCCGTGGCGGAGACCCAAGAGACTTTGGCGGCGGTTTTCTAGGCCAGGGGTTACAAGAGGCTGATGCATATATCGATAGCCTTGATGATATAGCAAAAGCGGGTAAAACTGCGTCTGGAGCTATTGATGCGACAGCTAAGGCATTAGCAGACCAAATCAGCGCACTAGAGGACGCTGCGGACCCGTTGCGGGTGTTCAATCGCGGCATGGCTGAACTGGACGCCTTGAAGCTGGAAGGGCTGTCAGACGGGGCCTATGCGGCGGCGGTTGAGGAGTTGCGCGAACAGTTGGAGCAAGCCACGCCAGAGGTCGGCAAGTTCACAGAAATGTTCAAGGACGGCATGGGCGACGCCATTGACTACACGGTTAACGGATTCAAAGACGGTTTTTCTGGCCTACTGGATATCATCAAAAGCACGCTTTTACAGGCGGCACAGTTTGCAATCGCCAACCCGATCAAGCTGGCCTTGGGTATCGGTGGCACAGCGGGCGCGTCTGGCGGTCTTGGTGGTGGCATTCAGGGTATTATTGGGGAAGCGCTTGGCGGTTTCGGTTCAGGCGGTTCCATTTTAGGCATGAGTGGCCTTGGCGGCGGCGCGGGTGCGCTTGGTGGCCTTGGCAACGCATTGTCGAGCGGCATAGGTGGCTTGTTCAATGTCGGCGCAAACGCGGCGGCGGCTGGCGGCGGCTTGATGGCAACGTTGGGCGCGGTTGCTCCTATGCTGGGCATCGCGGCTGCGGCCTTTTCATTCTTTAAATCGAAGACCACGGAGTTAGATTCGGGCCTTCGGATAACGGCAGATTCCACGGGAGCGCTGGTTGAAGAATTCAAAAAGATCGAAAAGTCCAAATTCTGGGGCCTTAGCAAAAAAGTAACCGAAAGCCTCAAGCCGCTTGAAGACGCTGGCCCAATCACAGACGCCATTGACGCGATCAAAGAACAAACGATGGGCCTTGGTTCCGTGCTTGGCTTGACCGCTGACAATTTCGCCAGCTTTTCAGCACAGATCAAAGTTTCGTTGAAGGGCTTGTCTGAGCAGGAAGCCAATGCGGCTATCGTAGGTGCGTTTAATGAAATCGCTGAACAGTTTTCGTATGCCGCGCTAGGGGCGTTTCAAGAGCAATTTGGTGGCATTATTCGCGAAGGCGACACCGCAGCCAGCGCCCTCGAAAACATGGTAACTGCACTGAACCTGGTCAACCCCACATTCAAGCTGTTGGGCTTCAATCTGTTTGAGGCAAGCGTCCAAGGCGCAGCGCTGGCCCGCAATATGGCTGACACCTTTGGCGGCTTTGAGCAATTTTCACGAATCACATCAGTTTACTACGCTAAAGCGT